GATTGGCCCCGTTCTTTTTCGCATTTTTGGCGGCATTCGTCGCACGTTTCTTCTTCGCCATCGGGTTGATTGCTCCCTCTAAGCCGTCGGAATCCATCCGTTGCCGGCACCGGCCCTAGGAACCAGCATACCCACCCCACCAGAGGGTTGCAAGCGTTTGCCGGAAAGGCCCGCCAGCATGGGCGGATTGGGCTGAGGATGGTGGGGGCAGGGTAAGATATGCGGGGGTCGTGCAGCCGGCTGCCTGCTCCAAGTTGTATCAGTCGTCAGCCCCAGGGCGGTGGTTGCCGTCGGGTTGCGGGTGTCCTACCGATACCTCCACAAGCCCTGCTGTCCTCGATATGGAATCGGCTCGGCCAGAGGTCGCGGGCTAGCCAGTACCCAGCAGATCGGCCCGGTGGCCAGCGGATCCTCGGTCAGATCGTCGGCGTATCCGGGCAGCGTCCTTTGCTCATTGAGGCGCACCACATCGACTAGTTCGACGGTTCCCAGAATCGCGCCGCGGGGCGCGTTGCGAAACGGCGCCGGATCGATGCCGGCGGCCCGTAGGCTCTCCTCGGCCGTAGGATCGACTGTCTTTCCGGCATGGATTGCCAGTGGCCCGCGGTGCGCGGTCGCCCAGGTCCGGTTCTCGACCCGCTTCACACCGGCCATGATCGCCGACGCCCAGGGCTGTTCGATTGTGATTGCCTTCACCAGCCGACCTCCAATCGTAGACGCTAAAAGGGAACGGGCTCGGCGTGCTGGCTCTCGTATTCGACTCGGTCCATGGCCCGACGGTAGAGTTCCTCCCGGCCGGGCATCTTGTCGTAGGGGCTGAAGAGGAAGTCGAATAGCCGCTCGGTGCCGTCGTCGCCGGCGTATTCTGGAAACGCCGTGCCGATCTGCTGGGAGATTTCGTCGTAGCCGGGGACGATCGTGTGGTCGGCGCCCCGGGCCAAGCGACTGGCGAACCGGGCGGCGAACCCATGTCGCCAGAACGGCCAACACTTCGGCCGGCTGGCCGTGTGGATATGCCAGGCCGTGGCCCGTATCTCGCTCGGCCGCTGGCGGGTCTCGAAGGCGATCGCCTTTTCATCCCGGTAGGCGGCCTCGACCGCGGCCCAGTCCAGGCCGCGGTCGAGGGCTTCGTGTCGAAGGTGGGTGATGATGCTCGGCACGGTCAGTCCTCCTCGGGCAACATCACGGTGATGACCGGCTCGGCGTTGTCGCCGGGGTGGCAAACGATCTTGAGCGTGTGCCACTTGCGACGGCCCGTGCCGGTGACCAGCACGCGGAAGAGGTGCGCGGTGGCATCGAGTCGTCGGACGACGCCCATCTTGCTCATGTGCAGAATGTCGTGCCATACGCCCTTGAAGTCGTTGCACCAGCGGGGAGAGTTGACCGCCCGCTGCATCAGCGCAAAGACGGCGTTGGTCATTGCCATCGGGTGCTTGTAGTGCTGCCCGCTGACCTCAGCCAGATCGCCGATCGTCGCATCGACCAGGACGCCGTCCTCGATCGCCATCTGCCGGGTGTAGACGGAGATGGCTGGGCCAAACAGATCCTCGGTCTGTTTCGTGTCGGCGCCTTCCGCGTCAGGGTTGCCGAACAGACCGGTTGAAAACAACTCCAATTGATCTAGAATTCGATCAGACATGCCAGACCTCCTTTGCAGGTGTGGTGTGTTAGGCCCGGTCGGGTGGTGATGCACCTGGCCGGGCTGTTCTTGCCCCCGTCTGCTCTTATTATACCCTCCTGGTGGGTGGCGTAAATACACCCGCTGCGATTATTTTCGCCTGGCAGGCGGATTCGCCTGGAAGTCCTTGGTAGGCCAGGAGTTCCGAGGGCCAGATTCTTGCCGGAATTCCTTCCGGCCTTTCGCCAGGACACGCAGAATATGCCCGGGCAACGTAACCCTTGCACAACCAGAGGTCTGGTCCATCAGGGTTCCCAGTTTTCCAACTGATGCGTCAGTAATAGATCGTCGATACTGGGCTCCACGGTAGACGGTTGGGGAGCTTGAGCTCGAGCCCAGGCCTCGACCACGCCCCTGCCGTAGAACCAAACTCGGCCGTTCCGGCGCCGGATGTGGTTGCTGGCCACCAACGGTCGAATAACCCTGTCGAAGTATTGGACCGACACGTCAAAAACGCCTGCAATTTGGGCTCGACTCAACCACGCCTCATCTCGTTTTGGCTTCACCGGCACAGCCATTTTGCAGCAACCTCCGTGCGCGCCATACTTACTTACCGCACATTTCCGCCGCCGTATATAAAAACCCCGCCCAATCACCTGGCCGGGGCCTGCGCGGGGGCCCGGGGAAGGACCCCAGGCAGTCTTGGTAAGCTAGGCAAGGTCTCGTCGCGAGGCATGGCGGGTCACCCCGGTCCATCCGATCGATTCCTCGTGCCCCCGCTCGCCGCCTCCACTATCGTCACAATCCGCCGCCGGGTCGCCGCTGCCAGCGTGGGCCATGCGTCGACGATCGCTTGCAGATTGGCGACGAAGGGGGCGTGTGGTGCATTCACGGCACCTACAGTTGCACCACCGATTTCCGAAACTGCCGTTTCTCCCGCGTGCTTTCGGGTTGGTTCGAGTCCTCCAGGGGCACTTTGGCAACGCGTCGCATAGTCTCGCACTGCGCCGCACCACGTCGCATAAACCCCGACCAGCCAAAGGCTTATGGCGACCACCCATCCGAGGTAGTCGCCCATTTCTTTTCGCACCCCGTCGCACCGCTTCGCATAGAATCGCACCCTGACTGCTGCGCGCTGCGCTTTTGGGAGGGGATTCTGTTGAAAGTCGGCCCGTTGGGCCTAAACTGGCACGGGTGATGAATGTCGTGCGTTTGGGGGAATAGGCAGTCTTGCTGAGCCACGTCGGTATGAGCAAGGATTTGGCGACGCGATCCTGCGGTCCGAGCGAGGAGCCTGCTTGGCCAGGTCTTCCCAGCTTCAAGAAATGGGGTATCCTGACGTGGAATGCCAGCCCACCCAAATCACGAAGTCATTGCGGGATCAGAACGGACGAAGTTCTCAAAAAGGGACACCCCCGGGAAGGCGGCTTTCGGTTGGCCGATAGGATCGCTATTCCCGGAAGAATGCGGCGAGTAGCACCGGTGGGGCGGCTTCTGGAGTAGAACGCACTTCTTTGGAGGAGCGGTCGGGAATACTCTAGCAAAGAACGATGAAATAGAAGCAGCCACAAGCCGTAAACGAAGGACCATGCCGGAATGCGATGGCATCAGCCGTGAATTGTACATTACGTGCAGCGCATTCAACGAGGAAGGAACCGTGCGGGGAGAACAGTCCCCCACAATCGAACACAAGGGACGCGCCGCCTTCCTGGCGAATGCTGAGCCTGTGGTCAGCATACTGCTGCCAGTTGGAATTGCGCCCGTTGCCCACCACTTGGTGCAGTTCCTGGAGGCCTGCGTAAGTATTGCTCCCCAACGCGTTTTTCCAATGATCGCGCGAGTAGTCCTGGCTGCTGAGAAGGGAGGGTATCAACACGAGTCGTTGGCAGCGGATCTCATCGTGAAGATTGTCAAACGGTACCTGGCTGAGTTTCGTCACGTTTTGCGCGAAAGCAAAGACTGCCAGGACTCGTTGGTCCGCGTTCTCGACGCATTCGTTTCGTGGCCAGCGGCCCGCAAGCTGACCTACCGTCTCGGGGAGATTTATCGATGACGATGGCGGCAATCACAGATGAGTGTCGCGACAAGTTCCAGCGCGTTCTGTATTGGCTTGGCTCCGTAATCGGACCGCTACTCGAAGAACATTGAGGCACATACGAAGAGGATGGCACTCCGTCTGGCGGACAGGAAAAGGAGAACATTGAAGGTCACATGCGAGCAGATGTTACCGATGGCATGCTCTTTGATGGATCACCCAGCATCTCCGGCAACTTACTGATCGCGTCGGCCTCTTGCCCCGGGAAGAGATGCCCGTACGTATCCATGGTCAGCGTGATGCTCGAATGCCGCATCACGGTTTGCACCGTTTTCGGATGAGCACCGGTCATGGCCAGCCAGGCGCCGCACGTGTGACGCAACGCGTGGAAGTCCAGGACCTCGCCCTCGAAATTGGCCTCTAATAGGAAATCGCTCTCTTCACGTCGAGTCCGTTCCTTGGACGCCTTGCGGGCATCGTCGAGCCAAGCTTTCCGGGCGTCGGCCAAGTCGGCTCGGAGCATCGGCGCGACGTCGGAGTTGTCGGGCATGTGAAAGACGTTGCGAACGCCGTTGGCGCCGACATGCTGCTTGAGTCTGCGGGCCAACTCGGATTGGATGTACTGGCGAGCATCTTCACGGTTCTTGGTCACTCCAGCCTTGCACGTGATGTAGGGCGGCGTTACGTCGAGGAAGAACCGCCCTCGAGTGAGGCTGCGGAGTTCGGCCGACCGCAGGCCCGTCTGAATCGCCGTGGCGTACAGCAGCACCCGCTCGGTGGCTGAGATGCCATATCGCTCTGCGTTGAGCTTCAGTGTCGTCGCGTGAAGCTGATTCCATTCTTCATGCAGCAGCATCCGGCGTTCCCGCCGCCGGTCGGCGTTGGGGTTGGGCTTCTTGACTGAGACCAATGGGTCACGTGGCAACTTGTGATGCATGGCCAACCAGCGGCAGAATCCCTTGATGGCCGTCAGGTAAGCATGGACCGTCCTGGCCGATCGGCCGCGTTGCCGGAGCTTGCCGGCGTAGCGGACCACGCCGTCGGCCGTGATGTCGCTGGCAACGACAAAGTCTTCCGAGCCGGCGATCGCCCGGATGTTGTTGATCGTCGAGTGAACGTGTCGCGCGGCTCGGTCCTCCGAGACCATCTTGGCTTGAAAATCCTCCAAGTGGGATTCGATTGTCCGCTTGGCTTGCTGGCAGATCGAATCCAACTGCACGTCGATCACGCCGTCGCGGCGCAGGGCCGCATCGGTCTCCAGCTTGGCTGCGATGCGATCGGCCGTGGCCTTGTCCGTCGTCCGGGCACTGCGGACTTGACGCTTTCCCGTGTGATCGAAGTAGGCGATGTAGTAGCGCGCGGTTCGCTTGCCCCTTCCGCCGCGTTTGAAAACGGTTGCCATGCTGCATTCTCCTTCTGGTGGGGACGATAATGTATCCAGGTGTCCATCATCCATGGCTTTGCGAGGAAGTCAACGGATGACCCGCCAGTCTGGGCTGAATTGGCGAGAATCCGACCAGGTCTCGGCCGTCCGGGCCCCTCATCCGCCACATCTTCCCTTCTGCTCTTCGATCCACTCCAACAGGTCGGCCGGGTCGTACCGCACTGCCCGGCCCAGTCGTACACACGGGATCTCCCCAGCGTTGGTCATTGCCCACAGCTTCCGCGACGATATCGCCAAAGCCCGGGCGGCCTGGTCCGGTTTCCAGAGCGTGGGGCCGATGTTTTCGGCGGCCGGAAGGCCGATCGCTGTGGCCATGGGTCACGCTCCTTCCTTCAGCCAGCCGTCCAAGCCGAGGGCCTCGAACCGCTGCCGGATCCGGGCCACTTGCCGCCGGACCGTATGCCAGCCACACGCTCGTTGCTGGGCGATCTCGCGGATGGACCGGCCATCGGCCAAGGCTTCGCAGACCTGTCGGTCCTCGGCCGGCAGCATCTCCAGGGCACGGCGGACGTCCATTGTCAACGATTGCTCGTCCTCAGGCTCCTCGACCGCAACTATCGGTTGTTCGTTGGTGGAAGAGTGAAACCGCTCTTCGTACCGGCGTCTCGATCGTCGTAGCGTCGACAGTCGTCGGTCGATCAGGGCAGTCAGGGCCGTCCTTTCCGTAGCCCCGTTCGACCGGGACTCGTCATACCGAAAGGCGATCACGTCCAGCATGATCTCCTGCTGGGCGTCATCAAGGTCCGGACCGGCAAGGCCGTAGCGGCGCGCCCGCAGCGTGACCAGTTGGGCCTTCCAAGGTTCGATCTGGTTGTCGTATCTGTTGGCAAACATCGTGTTTTCTCCTGGTGCCGAGCCACTGCAGCCCGGCCCGCTCGGTTCTAGCGGATTGCCGGCCAAGAGTATGTAGACCTAAACCTTGGCGAGTTTCGCCAAGGTTTGGCAAAGGTTGGCGAACATGACCCCGGCGAACTGAAGGGTCGAGCGGCTAATAACTATATAGAGGCCCAACGAAACACGCCTAACAACGAGCCAAGAATCGAGAGATATGAACATCAGCACACACACCAATCCGACGTCCGTCATTACCCACGAACCGGCTTCCGTCTACCACGACAAGGCCAAGCAGTACCCCAGCAGCCACCAGTTGGCCGACTATCGCAAGTGCCCGCAACTCTTCCACAAGAAGCGGCAGGGCCTGATCAAGGACGAAGACCGGCCGGCCTTCGCCATCGGCCGGAGGTTGCACACGCTGGCCAACCGCCAGCGGCAAGAGTCTGATCCTTGCTCAGATTGTCAAGGATGCCGTGTCGCGATGGAGTGGCCGGGTGCTCGTGTTGGCCCACGTCAAAGAGCTGCTCGAACAGAACGCCGACAAGATCCAAAGGCTTTGCCCGGAACTGCGGATCGGATTGTACTCGGCCGGGCTGAAGCGACGAGATACCGAACATCACGCCATCGTCGCCGGCATCCAGTCGGTCTACCGTCGAGCCTGCGAGCTCGAAGCATTCGATCTGATTGTCGTCGATGAAGCCCACTACATACCCCCGTCGGGTGAGGGTATGTACCGGCAGTTTCTGACCGATGCCAAGGTGATCAACCCGAGGGTGCGGACGATCGGCCTGACGGCCACGCCCTTCAGGCTGAAGTCCGGTTTGATCTGCGGGCCCAAGAACGTACTCAACGCGGTCTGCTACGAGGTGAGCGTCAAGGAGTTGATCCGCGACGGTTATCTCTGTCCGCTGTTCACCAAGGCCGGGATCGAGAAGGCCGACACGCGAAGCCTGCACGTCCGCGGCGGCGAGTTCATTGCCGACGAGCGCGAAGAGACGCTAGCCCGCTTCCGAGGCGATCCGTCACCGGACCTGTTTCCGCGGAAACCGCTGAGGTATCTCGTCAACGTTAATGTGCTGACCACCGGATTCGACGCGCCGAACATCGACTGCGTGGCGATCGTACGCCCGACGATGTCGCCGGGACTTTTCTACCAGATCTGTGGTCGTGGATTCCGCCTGCATCCGGGCAAACAGAACTGCCTGGTACTGGATTTCGGCGGCAATGTGATGCATCACGGTCCGGTCGATCAGATCGAGGTCGCGCAGACCAGCGCGGGCAACGGCGGCGGCATCCGCAGTGCCAGGCAGGTCTTCGTCTGGCTGGCCACCGGCAAGCGATACCAGGCCCGCGTGATGGCGGTCCAACCGGGCCGGCTGCACGTGGTGCTCGACCGTGCCGTTCCGCAAGGCTCACTCGTCCAAGCACAGAAGCCGGTCGCATCCCAACCGCCGTCCAACGCTACCACACCGACCGGCCCGTTGGGGATTCTGCCGATCTGCCGACGACCCCAGTCGGTTCCCACGCCGGCGCCGGCACAGCCGGTCATTGTCCGTCCAGACCCGACGATCGGCTCCAAGCTCGATTCGATCGACCGGAAGATCGATCAGGTGATCCGTAACACGGAACTGCCCCCGGCGGTTGTCGAGGTGCTGTCGCCGATCCAGGAGCCGGTACCTGCCGGGGTGAACCCGCTGGTCGGCGGGTTGATCATGCTCGGCTGCGTCATTCTTGGTTTTGTCGTTTACTTCTCCGCTCAAAAGGGATAGTCAATCATGCTTTCATCGATTCCCATCGTCTGGCAGTACGTGATCATCGGCGTGGCCGCCCTGCTGGCCACCGTGCTGGTGCTCTGGCTCTACAACCGTCGCGAGAAGCGTCGCAAACACGCCATCGAACTGGCCAAGCTGATGACCCGCTGGGGCATGGACTGGTTCGCCGAGGCCTACGAGATGTACGCCGTAGGCGACTACAGCGGGCTAACGTGGAAGGTCAAAGAGATTGTTACGGCCGTCCGCAGCGACGAGGCCATGGTCGGCAAGCTGGCCGACGTGGCCCGCAAGGTGGCCACCTACTACGCGGCCAACGAGCCGGACAAGGCGGCCGAACTGCGGACGATTCTCTCGCCTGCAGCACCAGCCAAGGCATCTGCTGGGACAAATCGCATCCGGTCATTTCCCGGAAGGATTTCATGGGCGCGTTCGAGCTTGCATTCTATGGTTGGAGAGAAGGGGCCGGTCACCACTTCTTCGGGCCCAACAACGCGACCGACCTGTGGCAGGTCAAGAAGGTCAATCCCAACAAGATGATTCATTTGACCGAGAAACCGGTCGAACTTGCCGTCCGGGCAATCCAGTGTTCTTCCCGCGCTGGCGAGAACGTTTTGGACCTGTTCGGCGGCAGTGGCTCGACGCTGATCGCCTGCGAGCAAACCGGCCGCCGAGCATTCTTGATGGAGTTGGACCCGCCCTACTGCGACGTCATCGTGCAGCGGTTCGAGCAATTCACCGGACAGAAGGCGGAACGTCGGTCCGGTGAGGTAGCGCGCGATGGACGGAACTGACGATCAAGCACGGCAAGGCAGCCCGCTGAACCCGAAGGGGCTATCCCCGGACGAGGCGGCCCGGGTTCTGAGCACCGTCGGTGGCAAGCTGGTCGATGTGGGAAAGATCCGGACCGAACTGGACAGCAACGAACTGTTGCTGGAAGATTTCCCGGAAGTCTGCTTCCCGATCCAGGCACTGGACGGGATTGCCAACCGCTGCAGTGGACAGCTCTATCAGGGCCCGCGGACCCACATCGGCTGGACGGCACGCGAGATTGTGCTGCCGACGATCCCCGAGAGCAAGGCGTCCGGTGCGATCATCAAAGTCGCCGGCATTACCGGCCGGATCCGCGGGATGAAGAGCAAGACGCCAGACGGCCGATCGCTGCGCCCGTCGCTGGTGGTCCTTGATGACCCGCAGACCGACGAATCGGCAAGATCGTTGTCGCAGTGTGCAACCCGTGAGAGTATTTTGGCCGGTGCCGTGCTTGGCCTGTCCGGCCCGGGCAAAAAGATCTCGGGGATCATGCCCTGCACCGTGATCCGTCCGGGCGACAAGGGCTGCTTGTCGCTGTTCGGCAGCAAGCCGGATCAACACCGACTGTTTGCCGAGCACATCACGGCCGAGTACCGAGTGAAGACCCAAGGCCGTGGGCGAACGGTCGACGAATGGAAGCTGCGGCCCTCGGCCGTTGACAACCACTGGCTGGACTGTTTGGTTGGCAGTGCGGTGGCGGCGTCGATTCAGGGCGCCGTGCTGTTCGGCACGGATGTGAAACCGGTCGCACGGCGGACGCGGGTCAGGCTATCGGACATGCGGCGGGATAAGCGATAGGCTGGACCGCCGTGCCAATCGCAGGGACAGAAAATGGCCCTTCCGGTAAGCGCACTTTGCAGCTACAACGCGGCAAGACAACCGGACCGGGTAACCCGGTGGCCGATCACCACCGGGCGTGCCAAGCAAGCCAAAGCCGTGCAGGGCTGCACACCTGCACGGCTTTCTTGTTTGGCCTCGCCCGGTCCGGTCGCACCGCGGGATGGAGCAATTGGCAGCTCACGAGGCTCATGACCTCGATGTTGCGGGTTCGAGTCCCGCTCCCGCTACTTGGGAGTATCAATATGGCCGACGACCTGGAAGACACCATCCGCCAAAACGCCGAAGGCCCGGCCGAGGCTCGGGACGATGCGGGCGGTATGAAACAGCACAACCTGCGCGACCAGATCGCGGTCGACCGGTACCTAAACTCGAAGCAGGCGGTCCGGTCCAAGGGACTGGGCGTCCGCATCACCAAACTGATTCCGCCAGGGACGGCGTGAGTATGTTTTCGTGGCTTAGGAATATCGTCGCCACCTCGAAGCCTGTTCGGGCCAGCCAACTCGCATGCCAGGCCGTGCGTCTGTTGCGGGCACGCTACGACGCGGCGGTGACCAACGACGCCAACTACCGGCACTGGGCCAATGCCGACGGCATGAGTGCCAACTCGGCGGCCAGCCCGGAAGTGCGGCGGGTTCTTCGCAACCGGGCCCGTTACGAAGTGGCCAACAACAGCTATGCCCGCGGGATCGTGCTCACACTGGCCAACGACGTGGTCGGCACGGGCCCGCAACTGCAGATGCTCACCGGCAAGCCGGAGACGGACCGGCGGATCGAGCGGGAGTTCGCCGGCTGGTCGGCCGCCGTACGCCTTCCTGAGAAGCTTCGCACACTCAGGATGGCCCGGGCCGTCGACGGTGAAGGATTCGCGGTGTTGATCGACAACCCGGCCCTGGAATCACCGGTCAAAATGGACCTGCGACCGGCCGGGGCAAAGCCGCGGGGTCCCCGAGATCACGCCCGCCTTGCCGCTGTTCGCCCAGCTTCGCCGGTTCACACTAGCCGTCTTGGGTGCCGCAGAAACGGCGGCCGATTTCGCCGGTGTGCTCTACACGGACGCCCCGGCCAACGGCGAGGCCGACGCGATCGAGCCGATGGATACGATCGAGCTCGAAGCCCGGGCTCTGTTGACCATGCCGGGCGGCTGGAAAATGGGCCAGGTCCGGGCTGAACAGCCGGGTACAACTAACCTACAACAACTTCAAGTGGGGTGTGCAGCATGACAGAGTGTGAGGAGAAGGTGCCGGGGATGCCGGCCAGCGTAGCAGACGCGTGGGCGGCCGTATACATCGACGTGGGCGAGAAGCTGGAGAAAGCCGACAACGACGCACTTCCCGGCGATGGAGATAACGACAAGGACCAGTGATGCCAGACGCCACGATACAACCTCCGACGCAGCAACCGGTACAGCCCACGTCCTTGCGGCATTACCTGGAGAACGATCCGCCCGAGCTCGACCCGGTCCTGGTTGGCCTATTCGACCGCGGTGACAAGCTGACCATCGTGGCGCCGAGCAAAAGCCGTAAGAGCTTCTTCGTCTTGCAGATGCTCATTTGCCTGGCGACCGGGCGTGACTTCCTCCAGTGGTATACGCCACAACCGCGTAGGGTTCTGCTGCTTCAATACGAGGTCAAGGAGTGCCACTTGTGGCGACGGGCAAGGCGGATGTGTCGGGCCATGGGCGTCCGGCCGGAGGAAATTGGTGACCGAATGAGCGTGGCCAACCTCCGCGGAAAGCCCAAGGTATGCGAGTTCCCCGAGGAATGCGAAGTGGTGGCCAACGACCCGCTGTACAAGATGTTGGGCGGTGCTGAGGAGAATGATGCCTCGGCCATGGCAATGGTGCTGGGCAGAATCGATGAGGTGGTGCAAACGCAGGACGTGGCGGCGGTGATTGTTCACCACGATGCGAAGGGGAGGCCCGGGGAACGGGCCAACATCGACCGGGGGGCCGGCAGTGGCGTTCTGGCCCGCGACTACGACGCCGGAATCACGCTGACACCGCACAAAACCGAAGACGACTGCTTCGTGGTCCGCACCACCCTTCGCAACTATCCGCCAATCGAGGACTTCACAATCCGGTGGGTGGGCCAGTTCTTCGAGTTGGCCCCCGACGTGCGCCCCGACGTGGAAACCAACAAGACGGTGGCCAATGCGGCACAGCGGAAGCCCAGCCCGAAGGAGTTGGCCGACTACTCGAAACAGTGGCTGGCCGACGGTCCGGTGTCCGTGACCGACTACAAGGACCGCCTGGCACTCGAATTCGATGTGGGTGTCAATCTGGCCGGCAGGGCGTCAACACAACTCGCCAGATTAGACGGGTATGCCAAGTGGCAAGACAGCGGTAGTTGGTGGATTGGACTCGAATCTAACCGCCCACCCAAAGAGGTGGCATAGGCGTAGGATGCGTCTGATGCTTAGGTTTACCCACATTGTTTTCGCTTGGCGGCGAGGTAGCCGTCGAGCATGAGTTGTAGTTTTGTCCAGCCTCGCCAGAGGACGAGCCAGCCTGGCCGGTGATCACGTCGCCGGTTTTGGTGGCCGCCGAGGCG